AACGTTTATTGCTTCTGCTTCAGAAATAAAATCTGATAAACGTAAGTCATGTGGTTGTATGATATCTAAAATTAGAAGTAAACAGCGGCTCGATGATTTAACAAACATAAAATATGGCAGACTTACAGTTAAAAACAGAGCAGATGATTATGTTAGGCCCTCTGGAAATAAAGAAACAATGTGGAATTGTATTTGCGATTGCGGAAAAGAATGTGTAAAGTCAGGCCAATATCTGAAAAAATCACCATGCCCATCTTGTGGCTGTTGGAAAAATGAACTTACACATGATAGACATTTTATGGATTTAACAGGTGAAATAATAAATAATTTAAGAGTTGTTGAATATCTTGGTGTTACAAAAACAAAACAAAGTCAATACTCTGAATTTTTATGTGAATGTTTATTATGCAACAGATATTGTGTAAAGAAAACTGGAGAATTACTTAGCGGAAATGCAAAATCATGTGGTTGTTTAAATCAATCAAAAGGCGAACGAATTACCAAAGGATATTTGAATAAATTAAACATATCATTTATTCAAGAATATACGTTTAATGATTTAAAATCAGAAAATAACTATCCTTTGTTCTTTGATTTTGCGCTGTTCAACAAAAATAATGAACTTAAATGTTTAATTGAATATCAAGGCTTACAACATTATGTAGATACGGATTTTGGAAGATATCAAAGAGAAGTTACAGACAAACAGAAAAAAGAATATTGCTTCGCACACAATATTCCTTTATGTGAAATAAAATACTGTGACGATATAAATAAAAAAGTAGAAGAAATAATTGCAACATATGTCAACTCCGTGCCAAGCTCCAGTAATGGAGAAGGTGTAACGACTATCCCGTAAGGGAGTAGGATATACGTGAAACTCGTATATCCGAAGTGCCACACATCTGAGATTGCATATTTCAGATGAAGATATAGTCTACTCCGCTAATAAATATCGGGAAACCGACGGTATAAAGGACTTTAACAAACATCATTTGTATCCCGCTTGATCATTATCTGTTTAATGAATTTGCACACCGTCATATTGTATATACTCGATATGCGGATGATATGCACATTTCTGCTCAGGAAAAGTTTCCAATGAAAGAAGCCGTTGAAATTATTAACAACGGGCTGAAAGAATTCGGAGCACCATGGGAGCTGAAGAAAGAAAAGACACACTATGGGAGCAGAAAAGGGCAGAATTGGTGCCTTGGTTTGATGCTGAATGCAAATAATGATATTACGGTAGGGCATCGTGACAAGAAATATTTCAAAGCCGCGTTATGTTCGTTTATCCTTGATACAAAGAACAAAAAGTATTGGGACATCGGCGATGTAAACACGTTACGCGGACAATTATCTTATTACACAATGGTTGAAGCTGACTATTTTAATAATATAATTGAACAACAGAATAACAAGTGGAACGTAAACGTAAAAGAAATGTTTAGAAAGTATCTGAATGGTACTATGGTAGCATAACCAAGAAATGCGCTAAAGCGCTCATTTGATGTCATTAGATGGCTCACAATAATAGCTTTCAGGAAATTAAAAAGAATATAATTTCCTGAAGGCGGCCTCCAAGGAGGACGCCTTCAGGAAAGTTATATTCATTATAATTTCAATAATATTACATATTTAGTTGGTTATGCGTGAGCGGGTTTGTAACTCGCTCACTTTTTTTAGCTGCATTAAAAGATGTCAGAGAGCATCAATGCGGCGTCTTGCGGAGTTGGGAGAGTGGTTTAATCCAGCGGACTTGAAACCCGCCGGCCGAATGGCCCAAGCGTTCAAATCGCTTACTCCGCGCCAACGGTTACGCTTAAGTATTAATGCTGAACTAGCCATTCAGCGCCGTAAATTTAATAAAAAGAAACCGGAGAATCCCAAGGATTCACATCACAATTCTGGTGCAATCTTTCTCTTGTACTGTCGACTTGCGAACACTCTCGAGCCTGACCTGCCATACAAGTTCTTGGATTGCATTGAAGCCATGTATGTTTGGTTCGCCCCTTATTGTACATGGCTTCATTTTGATGGGATATAGCGCAGTTTGGTAGCGCGGGTGCTTTGGGAGCATCAGGCCAGGAGTTCAAATCTCCTTATCCCAACTACCATTCGAGAAGCAGAACACTTATCGGCAGCCTGACTGGCTAAGTCCGTCGTGTGACATGGCACGACGTTAAATTTGTGCGCCTATATAGTTTCGTAGGTACACCTCCTTTCTTTTGCAAAGAAACCGCCCACCGATAGGACACTGCTGATTTGCTCTCTCAAGTATGAACCCATGCGGTGTTAGGTTTCTTCGCCGCTGTAAAAGGGTAGGCTACTCCACAGAGCAAAGGCCACTACCCGTAGGGCTAACGCGGCCTGCTGCATGAAAAGGGTATAACATGCAGCATTTATTTAGGTACCGAATGTTGATACATTTCGAGAATATGTATAAAGGGAGAAGTTGTTTAAAAAATAGAAAGGGGAGGGTTTATTTGTCTGTCAAAACATATCTTCAGGAGCAAATTCGGCTAGTGTCTTTATCAAGCAACGACTTATTTACTGAAGAAGAATATGAATTGTACATGCAAATTGTTGAACAAAAAAAGGAACTGGATAAGCTTGATGAAATTAAAGCAGACAAAGAAGAAAAACAACCGTTTATACTTAAAAAGAATGAATTGAAAACAGAACTTGAAACGTTGGTAATACAACATCGAAAAAAGCCAAGAACTGTGCGGCTGAATTCAATTATCTGGTATCCAAAAGATGCAGACTATCCTTTCCCGGAAGGCATAACTTACAGAAATTTAAAAACGAATAAGAAAATAGCTGAATTCTGTTGTGAATTAACCAGAGCAATTGGTTTGACAAACCTTGACTGCACATTGGACTTAGTTGTAGTTAAATGGAAAAATATTGAAATATTATATCAGTTGGTTATTAACGGTTTTAATATGCCAATACTAACTAAAGATGGCGTAGAGAATAAGCATTATCGCTTCTTTACGGCAAGTGCTGGCCAGTTACGAAGAGATAAAATTGTTATGATATCCGATGAAACATGGGATAAAGTACGTAAACAATTAGAATGCGGTATGACATGGGAGTTAATTAATGAACGTGGCTCGTTGAATGTAAACAAATATATGGCATACCTTGCGTTATCTGCTTCTGCAACTGAAGAATGGACAGACTTTGATATTGATAGATGTATTGTCATACCGGATTTCGAAGCTCCGGTAACTGACAGAATGATGTATATCAAACCTGACTATAGTTATGAAATTGGCATTCAGACAGTTATGATTAACCATACAGATGGATGCGGTATGATGTCACCCGAAGTATCAGAGTCAAACTTTATGATACGTTCTGACTGGATAAAAGGTTTACTTGGCAGTTTTGACTTTATTCGGTTCTGTAAAATAAACAATATTGAACCAATAATTGAAGATGCCTGGCACGTTAAACATGACTTGGTTAAAGAAAGAATTAATATTATATTAACAACATCAATGTTTAAACTTTATAAGCTTTACAAGTCATGGGACGAATATAAGAAATATTATAAAGAAAACAATTGCCATTTCTGTCGGACGAATTATGAAGAAGACTATATAAAAGATACAACTGTTAATTATCAGATGCTGCAAACACTTATGGATTTTACAGATGAAGAAATAACCCAGTTTACAGCAAAAGAGCATGAACGTATCAGAAATATGGCAATTAATCAGGAGGCCATGCTAAATACGTTAAATGCCGATATCAATTCCGAACAGCCATATAAGGTTGCGCTGAAGCTTTATCCTCCGCTGTTACGTGAAACATATAGTCATGAGTCGTTAAAGAATATTCGCAAGAGAATGATTCTTGATGCGAAGTCCGGCCGGATAAGATGCGAGAACAAACGTCTGTTTGTATTACCAGACTTCTATGCAGCTTGCCAGCACTGGTTTATGGGCGAAGAACGGCCAAAAGGACTACTGGCAAAAGATGAAATTGCTTGCAAAATATTCAGGCAACATGATAAGGCTGATGTGCTAAGAAGCCCGCATCTGTATCTGGAACATTCTATTCAGCGGATAACGCATGATCCCAAGATATATGAATGGTTTTATACGAACGCCGTACATACAAGCGTAAACAGTATGATATCGAGAATACTTCAGTTCGATCGACGGTCGAATTAAAACACGGTGAACCGGTAAATGCCGGGTGTCTCGCAAGAGGCTAACGGGGGAAGCTGAAGCCATTAAGGTATGCCAATCCCGTGCTAAGTTCAGACATATAGTTTCGAAAGGAGTTCGAAGCTATGGAAAAAGAAATTGAATATATGGGTGAACAAATTATTGTTAATTCAGATGGTACTATAGTTTGGAACAATAAGGTTAGAAATCATAATTTTAATCATGATGGATATCCTGTTGTTTCAATTAATACGGCAAAAGGGTGGAGATGCGTAAGTGTAGCAAGGCTGATTGCTACTGCTTTTATTCCTAATCCTGATAATTTGCCGGAAGTAGACCATATCAATTATGACAGAACTGACTATTCTATTAATAATCTTAGGTGGATTACTCATGCAGAAAATGTAAAACGCAGTGTATGTAATTTACCAGATAGGCATGGAGAAAAGAATCCAAATTATGGAAATAAAAAACTTAGTCAGTTCTATAAAGAACATCCAGAAATTTCAAAAGAAAAACAAGGCCGACCTGGAATTAAAAATGGCAGGTATATCCACGGTCGCTATATGTCTGAAAAAGTGTAACGACTATCCGAAAGGAGTACATGACTGGTGAAATTCCAGCATGGAAGTGCCGTGCCAAGCGTAAAGCTTGCGATGATATAGTCTAATCCCCTAATAAATATCGGGAAACCGAGGGTAGAAATGGTCGACGGGGACCAGCTAAATGTAATAGTTGACCCGCTGTTTGTAGAAGTTGCAGAGCGGAATGTTAAAGAATTTGATATCGTTCCGTTGTTTTATGATGCGGAAAAAGCTAAAGCAGAACCAATATCGAACGAGTCTTTGTTTGAAGGGTTGAAACGGGCGCATGAATATTCCAACATTGGTGAAATATCCAATATGCTTACAAGGCTTTGGAATAAAGAAAACCCTGATATTGTATCTGCCGCGCTGTTAACTTATTTAAATAATTTACGTATCGATGGCGCTAAGACTGGTGTTGTGCATGAATATGTTAATTATCCGCAGATAGCAAAACGTATTGGAAGAGCTACTGGCGGAAAGAACGGAAGGATGCCTGCGTTCTTTAAGTTCAGCAAGAACGGAAGAAAGAACACGCCGGAAAACCGTAAAAGAAAATATGCAGACACCAACAATTCAACAATGAACCGTATATGTAAAGCGTTCAATGATGTTGGAAATATCAATATGAATTATGCTGGCATTGATTCATTCAACTGGCAAATGTTATTGTCTGAACCATGCCAAGGCTCGAAGCCGGATATAGCTGAAATGTTTTGTGAAATGGACAGCTCGAATCTGACAAATGTAATAGAGTCTCAAAATAATTCATATGCAAATGAAAAGCAGTTAATAAATAATTATGCTATTATTGCAGAAGATATTGTTGACAGAATGACTGAAAAATATGGTTCATTGGAGAAAATTTATCCACACGTCGCCAAATATTTGTTTGCAGGAGATGGCGCAGACAAATCTGCTCACAAACAAATGTTCTGGAGAGTGTTCGGAGAAATTGCGGTAAATAATTTAAGAAAGAACCTGTTAAGCAGCGATGTATGCCCGGTTTGTAAAATGAGAATACCAAGCTGGGTAAACGATCATCAGTGTATCAAAAACAAAAACGGGTTTTATCAATGTATTGACTGCGGCATAATGTGCGAAAGAATAAACGCCAAACAAAGACGCTGTGAATCCTGTCAGGAAATATATGACAAAACTACAAGAAAAGAAACGCAGAGAGCAAAACGAGAACGTCTGAAGGAAGTGCGTCAAAAACGTATTACTCCCTTGCAATAGTTCTTGACAGAGATATAAATAACAGCACGTTTTGGCCGTCGTACGTATTATGCTATGCACAAACAACATCAGAAAAACGTTCGGGATACAGAGTTATCAAACAGTTTGGCAAAAAGAAATTCAATCTGCCTAAAGTTTTAGTAACATCAATTTATGGGCATGAAGACATGTTGAATTACCTGTCTGACTACAGAACGCAGGATAAACTGCGCGGACGACATTATTATCCAAGCGGAGCGCTGTGCTGGTTTGAAACGAACCAGTATGGCGATCCGACTGGTTCTGTTTATTTTGCCCGAAGAATACCGGATGAAGAACTACTCAAAATACCAAGGCGACAGCGTGGTTTTGCTCAGCTATTATCTAAACAGAAAACAAGACAAAATTTAAAAGATGCATTTACAAGAGAAAGAGCTGATACAGAACAATGGCTGACTGTAAAACCACGTTTCGACAATAAAGAAAGGATAAAGAACAATGCCACCAAGAAAGTCAACAATTGATGAAGTAAAAGAAGAAGTAGCGCAGGAACTTACGCAGGAACGCATTCATAAGAATATGCGGTTCTATGGGCAGGTTCAGGATACACCAAAAGAAGCTCAGAAGTCATTCAATAACGGCCGGTTTTCTGGTACAGATATCAATCCGATGTGGCGCATTAAGAAGCTCACTGAAGTGTTTGGGCCAGCCGGGTTTGGGTGGTGGACACAGAACGTTCGCTATAGCTTTGAGAAGTCCGAGCAGACAAATGAAGTTGCTGTTTTCTGTGAGCTTGAACTTATCGTAAAAGATCCAGATACAGAAGAAGAAAGCAAACCGGTTTACGGCGTAGGCGGTAACACGTTTGTTGCTCAGAGAAAGTCAGGGCCGCAGTGTTCGGACGAAGCAATGAAGATGGCATATACTGATGCACTGTCTATTGCTTGTAAAGCCCTTGGTTTCTCGCATGATATTTATTATCAGGCGGATAGAACCAAGTATACAGCAGCCGATATCAGCAATGGAGACAGTGCGCCAAGCGGGCCGTCCGCTGACGATCTCAAGGCTATTACTCTTCGTATCCAGAAAGGTATCGATCTCGTTACCAAGAATATGGACAAAGAAGGTAAGGACAAGTTTGCGCAGGACGTTATCGTCAAACATATCGGCGGCGTAAACTATATGACTTGCAAGGATATAACGAAGCTGAACGCTCTGCTTAACGAACTCCTTGCGCTTGCTAAGAAAGCTGCTTAATGGCAAATCCACCGGCCAAGCAGTGACTTAAGCATTGACTACAGCCGGTGTTAAGCGTCCCCGGAGCCTCTCCGGGGACTTTCTTGTATCGCCTACAAAAGAAAATATTATGAATGACTTTAGATATGAGAAGATGGAGAGGCAATACAGAAATTTATAAGGTGGGTAAACAAATGTCTAATAACGCGAAAATTGCATTAACTGGCAGAATCTCAACAGAACCAAAACAAAACAACTGGCAAGGCACTACGGTAGTTTCTTTCAACATGGCCGTTAACACGCCGAAGAAAGATGGAGACAATTATGTCTCAGACTTCTACAGTGTCTCGGTATGGGGCAAGTCGGGCGAATACATTCTGCCCAAAATTAAGAAGGGTGACTTCGTACAGGTATACGGAGACTTCATGATTCAGCCTTATCAAGACAAGAAAACTGGCGAAACCAGACAGTCGTTAAGCGTCAGAGCTATTGACGTATTGCCGATGACATTCTTCATCGAGAAGACTCTGGAAAAAGACAACGCAAATAATAGTGTAAACGATGGGCCGCCTCCATTCTAATTAACTTTTATCAAGAACTGAATAATAGAATATATTATTCTCAATCAATGTCAGTGATTGATACATAAAGATAGCAGCTGGTCCACCCTACGGCTGCTGCCAGAAGAGCGTTCTGGCTGCAGCCTCCGGGTGGCCCTGCTGCGAGCTGTACCCAAGGGCTTGTACAGCTCGCAGAGTTAAATATTACATATTTAGTTGATAAAAGTAGCGGCTATTTAAATAGAAAATACCACAAAAGAAATTAAAAAAAGAAAGGTGAACAACATGGATAATATGTATGCCGCTGTTGTCAATCTGGCGGAGAAACATAACTTTGATGAATGGCGTATCGTAGGATCGGAACTTCATGTCAAAGGAGTATGCCCTATTTGCTTTGGCGGCAAGTCCAGAGACAAGAATACGTTCTCTATCAGTACAACTACAGGTGCGTGGAATTGTAAACGCGGAAATTGTGACGGCATTAACGGAGCCGGAAAAAGAGAAGGTACATTCCGTCAGCTTTGCGAGTTCTTCGGAGAAAAGGCTCCGATAGGATATGCGATGCCGCAGATTACCCAGCAACAGAAGAAAGATTATACCAAGCCGGATGAAAGTATTCTCAATCCAATGACAGAAGAAATTGTCACATATATGGCGAGCCGGCATATTACTGAACAGACGTTGCTGGATTGGAAAATTGCAGCCGACGATAAAGGCAATATTATCTTTCCGTTTTATCGCGACGGTATTCTGACGTACGCTAAATATCGCAAACCGAAGAAACTGACAAAGGCAGACGGGCCGAAAGAATGGCAATACCCTGGCGCAGAACCCATTCTATACGGTATGGATATGACAACATTTAATAAGCCGCTGGTTATCGTAGAAGGAGAAATTGATGCTCTTGCTATGTATGAAGCAGGCGTAACCAATGTTGTGTCTGTACCATGTGGTTGCCAGAACCTTGAGTGGATTAATCTTTGCTGGGAATATCTTGAAAAGTTCAATCAAATTATCCTGTTTGGCGACTCTGATGAGCCTGGCCTTGAAATGGTGTCTACATTATCTAAGCGTCTTGGTGAAGACAGATGTATGATACCAAAAGAATATCCCGAAGCAATATGGGATGGCAAAGACTTAAATCGTATTTGTAAAGATGCCAATGAAATTCTTTTGATGTACGGGCCGGATTTTCTGAAACAGATGGTTGACAGTTGCGAACCTGCTCCAATTAAGGGTGTGCTTGAATTGTCGAAAATACCGTTTGTAGATCCCACAACTGTGCCGAGAATTATGACTCGCATCCCGCGTCTGGATAACATGATTGGGGGGCTGAGCGAAGGTGGCGTAACGGTTATCAGCGGAAAACGCGCAGAGGGTAAATCAACTCTCAGTGGGCCAATTCTCCTGTCGGCTATTGAACAGGGATACAGCGTATGTGCTTATTCTGGAGAATTGTCCGCTTATAAGTTCTTGGAGTGGACTATGCTTCAGGCGACTGAGCGCAATTACATTTCATATAAAGCTGACACTCGTTCTGGTAAGAACATTGCCTTTGTTGACAGTGATATTCAGGCTCGTATTAAGAAATGGCTT